GCTTTTGTTGTGGTGGGGGGGGTTTTTGTTGTAATGAAAGTAGTACCAGTGAATTATTTAAATTTCTTACTTTACTTTTCACATTTTCTCTTTACACTGCATGATATTCGACTCTGCGTTCATCTTTTCGCCCCGGTTTGGTCGATATTCTTAACCTGTAATGGATGTGCTTTTGTACACGGAGGATCCGTGCGCCTCCTGGCGAGGACTTGGCCTCCTTACAGGTTATGTAACCCACTAGTTGCCGCTACTTGTGGTATCGAGCACCGGTAACTCTCATAAACACGTTATCTTTTGCTACGCCCCCATCTCGCTGATGATGGCGGATGGGACGTGGACCTAAAAATTGTCTCACCTTCATGCTGCGGCCAATTATGATCCAGCAAGGATGCACGAGTGTACACCAAAACCCCGGAGGCATTGCTTTTTCATATTACGGAGACCACAGCTACGGATGAGCTTAGATGCACGGTAGTTGTTTAACCGATAAAAATCGGGACTGAATACTGGCTACTGCGGGAACGAGATCCCACAGCTCATGCTTTACCGAGACAGTTATAATAAACGCGGGGCCCTTTACGACCTAAGCACACGTTTACTACATCCGCTCGTTTACACACTTTCTGGCCATTAACCTAAGTAAATATCCACCCCGACGAAAGGTTTCTTCCCGCTTGTTGACGGGTCGGTTAGCCCACATTAAAGGGCCATACATAAAATGTGGACAATGGTTTCTCATGACCATTGTCTATAAAACGACTCTCCGGGAGTGTTGAGATTGTTTATTATCTGAAATGCGGTATTAGGTGCGTCCCGCACGGCAAGAACTACTATTATGGATTTCTCCATATCCACCATTGGTGGACACTAAATTGCCTATAAGCTCTATTAAAACCTAAGGCCCTGCATCGGCTGCAAGGCCGCGACAAACCGCAAACTACTAAGGTATCCCCCTAGCTTGCGTGCGACAGCGACTCCGTAAACTCCTTCACCTCGGATGAGGATTGACGTCGATGACTCGAACAATATTAGCCTGTTTGGGCTACCCCGGAACGGGGAGTTTTTAAAATACCTAGAAAGAGACGCGGTCCATCCCCTGGCCATATCTGGGCTGCAGGGGTGACAAAACTACGTCTGTTCCCAGGACACAACAATAAATAAATGTAATAATGTTTGCTATAAAACTACTAAAATACAAATAAATAAAGATAGTTAAGTAAATGATTAATCGCTAAATACTATATAAATGAACAGAAACAAATAAATATATAGAAAGACGCAAGGAGAATGGGTCACCAACCCTTTTCTCCGAACGCCCCCTGGCCGCACTAAGCGGATAGATACAAATATAAACATTTTAACTATAAACCAACTCGCCATCGGAAGTTCGTTAAACTTCTGGACTATTTCCAGGCTACGATCACACCCCTAAGGGGTGTTAAGGATCCAAATACGGGCGCCGGATCCTAAGCCAGCACCCTAAAAACGAGTTCTAATTATGCCAATAATGACATCAAAGCTTTCTCAGCCAATGGTATTAAGATTGGCGCTGATTTCTTGGCGGCATATGATAAACCCTCATACATGAGCGACCAACTGCTAGCATCAGGCTTCGCCGTCTTACGCTGTTGAATCATGTTCGCTGCTTCTAGCACCATACCAGAACCCTGTACATCACTATCCGTGGCCGTATATGAAGCAGCAGCAATATTGCCAACGTACTCCACGTGAACGACATATTCTACGTGAAAATCCTGACCAGCCTGGCCAGTAACGCAAATGATAGTGGTGGGGGCTCCGACTAAATAAGTGGTACCGCTAGAAGTAGTTTGAGTGAGTGTACTCACCAAGTTGTTTGTATTAGACAAATCACCTTCACCGCCGCAAAACGGGTAAGTCAAAAGTGTCCTGTGATTAAGCGTGTTCGTCCCGAGCGATTCACTTCTTGATAAAAAGTTCATCTCATCGGGATTACTAGCGAAATCTGAAACACTGCAGCGATCGCGAGTGAAATTACAAATGGTAGTGAGTGGGTTGCCGGATAACGATTGAATAGTGTTGTTAGTGAGCGTTCCTGGCGTCAAGCTCACGTTCTTATGCGCCGGATCACGGTACATATACGCCATGCCTGATTGGTTCAACGCCGTGCCAGTGTACTGGACAGCGACACCTGCAGAAACTACTCGACACGCAACTTCTTGTGAATCCTCCGCTGATCTAACCGTTAAATTATCGACAGAGTATGGGAGATTAGAGACGGAAATCGGACTCAACCCCGTAGCGAAAAACCCCGCAACCGTCGAAGTAATAGCCACTGTAGTGCCGTTATATGCCGCCCCAGTAACAAATAGCTGGGGAGCATCGCGAGCACCACTAGGGGAAATCGCGATGTATGCAAAACCGGCGGTGCCAATTTTACTGTCAAAGCGAACGAACCCGGTGACTTTATGAGTAGCAGTAGCCTGCCCAGATGGAACACAAACTCCAGTGGACAACGGAGAAAATGGGTCACTAATGGCGAAAGCATATTTCGCACAGCATTTACTAAGCTTGACCTGCGTCCCTATGGACGGGGGCTTAGCGAACGATACCGCGCGAGACTTTGGATTCGAATTAGA